CATAAGGGTAAGTTTGTTGCTTTTGATATTGGGTACTGGAACAGGGCCCCCGGTGTTGGAAGAAAATGGCGCGTTAGTATTAATGGATTTCATTGTCCTGAATTAATCCTTTCGGGTAAGGCCCCAAGCTGCCGACGTTTGAAGGGTGATGGTATAGGCATATACAGTTTGGACGTGGACAGCGATGGCCCTGTTCTTTTAATTGGGAACGGACCAAAGAGTCAAAAAGTAGGGGCTCGAAACTGGGCTGTTAAAAAAGAGCGCGAGATACGCCGGTGCTTCCCCGGTAAAGAAATATGGTATAAACCAAAACCTGAAAGACCGCCTGAGCCCGGTATTAAAGCGGACCGTGTAGTCAACGGGGATATAAACCAGTTGTTGCCTCTTTGTAGTTTGGTCGTTTGTCGCCATTCAAATGTTAGTGTCGACGCCGCGCGTTTGGGCATACCTGTGGTTACTGAAAGTGGCGCGGCCAGCTGTATTTACCCGAGTAATTTAAAGGACTATAAAGATCAACCGGACGCGTTGTTACGTCGGGAATTTCTTTGTCGGTTAGCTTGGTGGCAGTGGACGTCAAACGAGATACAACGCCATAAATACTTTTTAACTTGGCTTGAGGGACACTTGTGAATTTTAAAGAACCCTTTCCTCATACGGTACTCGACAACTTTTTGTCCCCGGAAGTTATTCGCTTAGTAAACTGTGAGTGGCCTTTAAACGGTTGGGTAAAGGAAAACGGTAAGGCACAAACTAAGTGGAATACGTGTCACCTACCAAAAACTGCACAGCAGGTTGTTGAAAGTATATCAGTCGGTTTGGTAGAAAAAGTGACAGGCATAAACAACTTGTTCCCTGACTTGGACAGTATGTACGGTGCAGGGTTACATAGTGTGCCGAGCGGTGGTTATTTAAACATGCACGTTGACTTTAACCGTCACCCGATGGGCTGGTGGAGACGCGTCAATCTGCTGCTTTATTTGAACGAAAACTGGAACCCTGAATGGGGTGGTGATTTATTGCTGGGTGCAAAACGGGAAAAAAGAATCAGCCCAGTTGCAGGTCGGTGTGTAATTTTTGAAACAAACGAACAAAGTTGGCACGGACATCCTGAACCATTACAGTGTCCACAGGACAGGGAGCGCCGGTCAATTGCACTGTACTTCTACACCAAAGAGCCACCGGAAAATCCAGCTAGAGATCATACAACCATATACACAAAAAGGTGACTTGTGAAGATTAACTTTGCCTGTGGTAAGCAAACGTTCCCGGATTACTATTGCGTAGATGCAGTTCAACACCCAAAGGCTTCTCGCCCGTTGGACTTAGTCCATGCGTTTACGTTCGATGATAAGCGGTTGGTTAACCCTTTACCTTTGAAAGATGGTTGTGCGGACGAGTTACACGCCTATCACTTTATAGAGCACGTATACCGGTGGGAAGCACCGGCTGTTTTAAAGGAGTTCTATCGGCTTTTAAAGCCGTCCGGTAAGCTGGTGTTGGAACTACCCAATCTTGAGGCGGCGTGTAAAAACCTGCTGGCTGGCGGTACAGACCAGATGACCATGTGGCCGCTGTACGGAGACCCAGGACACCGTGACCCGTATATGTGTCACCGGTGGGGCTATACTCCTAAGACTATTTGTCGTGTGGTTAGGCTTGCTGGTTTTGAGGATGTACTCGTCTCACCACCACGCACACACGGTGTCAGAAAAATGAGGGACATGCGGGTTGAGGGTAAGCGGTAATGCTACAGGTTTACATCGGTTACGACGAGCGTGAACATGAGGCCTATGAAGTAGCCTGCAAAACCCTGTATAAGACGTCGACAATTGAGGCGATTCCCCTTGTGGAAAATAGGCTACGGAGTCAGGGGTTATACTGGAGAAATGTAGACGCCCGTGGTGGTCGGGCTTATGACTTACCTTCTAACGCCCATGCCTCAACAGCCTTTGCCATTACGAGGTTTTTTACCCCGTTGTTGTGTCAGCAAGGTTGGGCCTTGTTTACAGACTGCGACGTTTTGTTTGCCGAAGACGTGAAACCAATACTACGCCACGCGGACCCTAGTAAAGCTGTAATGGTCGTTAAACACGACCACAGACAGGAAGGCGTGAAGATGGACAACCAAGTACAGGTTCCTTATCCACGTAAGAACTGGAGCAGTGTAATGCTGTTCAACTGTAACCATCCAGCTAACCTCAGACTTACTGTTGAGGACATAAACAGGCGCCCCGGTCGTGACCTTCATGCTTTTTACTGGTTGAGTGATAACGAGATCGGTGAATTACCCCCAGCGTGGAACTGGTTAGTTAATGTGCAGGATAGACCTTCAAATGTGAAGATTATACATTACACCAACGGTGGGCCCTGGATAGCCGGATGGGGCCCCAAGCCAAATGACGACATATGGTTAAAGGCAGCAAAGAATGGCTGACGGTTTAGGTAAGACGCAACTGATAGGGGCACAGGAGCTTCAGGCCACTATGCGTGAATTTACTGCCGAAATGCAGAACAAGGTGACACGGTCATCGCTGCGTAAAGCAGCTAAAGTTTTGTCTGCCCAAATTGAAACCAACCTTGCAGCGTTGGACGACCCAACAACTACTGAACGTATTTTTGCCAACGTGAATATACGGTGGGGTTCAAAACGTTTTAGGTCACAAGGATTCCCCAATTTTCGGATTGGTATATTGGGTGGTGCTGTGTCAAGAGAGGCCAACGAAACGAACCCCGGTGGTGATACGTTTTATTGGCGCTTCTTGGAATTTGGTACTGAAAAAGTTGGTGGTAAATACCCCATTACTAATGCTGTTGAAGCAACTGAGGCTCAGGCCCTTGCATTATTTCGTGAGGACTTACGTAAGTCGACACAAGCCGCGGCCAAGAGGATTGCCAAGAACCGGGCTTCACGTTCCGGTGCACAACAGACGCGCAGAGACCTGTTCGGGTTAGGAGATTAAATGTATCCACCTATCTTTGAAGCGTGTGCCAGTGATCCGGACGTCCAGTCTAACCTTGGGGTTTCCCCGACTCGACTGTTTGCATTTGGGGAAGCGGACTATCCTAACGTTACGTACCCGTATGCCGTATGGAGAACCGTGGCTGGTACACCGGAGAACAAACTTAGCGGCCGACCTGACATTGACAGGTGGACTATACAGATAGACGTGTACGCAAAAACAGCTGACGGTGCATGGGATGCAGCAGCAGCTTTGCGAAACATTATTGAACAGAATGCTTATGTTAACGCGTGGCGCGGTGGAGTACGAGATCCTGACACGCGTAGCTTTACATACTCTTTTACCGTTGACTGGTGGGTTCCTCGTACAGAGGTAGACTCTAACTGGCCAGCTTAATATGAAACATCAGTTCATTGTGAACTGTGTATCACGGCCGCGCTGACGCGCTAATTAGGAGGCATTAACTATGTCCATTGAAACTCAAGGAACCAAACTGTACACCATCGATCCGGCGGACGAGTCCATCCTCGAGGTGGGTTGTGTAACGTCAATTGAAGGTATTGATACCACTATCGAACAGATTGAAACAACCTGTCTGGACGATTTGGCACGTACCTACAAGTCAGGTCTGGCTACCCCGGGAGCGGCCAGCTTTGGCCTTAACTTTGACCCAAGTGATGCCTCACATACCCGTCTACACGAACTGAAGGTAGCTGGTACTGACTTGGTATGGGCTGTTGGCTTCAGTGACGGCACAGCACCACCAACTGCCGATTCGGGTGGCACCTTTGACCTACCGACCTCGCGTTCCTGGATTCGCTTTGACGGGTTCATGAATACTTATCCGTTTGTGTTTCAACAGAACTCCGTAGTTCAGTCAACCGTTGGCATACAAATCAGCGGCGAACCACAACTGTTTAAAAAGGCGTAACCGATGAGACTGTCAGTTGATACTGTTAACCAGTGTGGAGGGTTTAGTGGGGCTCCTGTTAAGAGGGAGATTGTGTGGAAGAAAGGCGGTGAGGAGTATACGTTCGACGTTTACATCCGCCGCCTGTCTTACCATACAGCAGTGAGCGACGTTCGCTCCTTGTCCACGGACGGGCACATTGCGGCCCGACGCTTGGTGCACAGCATTGTGGACGAGAACGGTAAATCTGTGTTTACTTTTTCTGATATCACCGGCTACGATGAAGAAGGTAACCCGGTACTGGTGGAGGACGAAAACGGTGAGATGGTTGAACGTGGTGGTTTGGACGATGCTTTGG